GCGTGACGGCGACTGGATCGAGCCGAAAAGCTGGCCCGGTCTAAATCCGGAAAATCCGAACCAGATGGTCGATCTGCCGGGCGTCGCGTTCCACGTCCGTTCGGTCAACTACTCGCCTTACGTGACTGCGCGCCAGACCGAGCTTGAGCGCATCAAGCAGGACTATCCGGACAGTGTCGTTCCGCCCGATGTCGCCTCGCAGATTGAGGGCTCGCTCGCGGCCGAACATCTCCTGCTCGGCTGGAGGGGCTTCGATACCGAATACTCGGCTGCGGCAGCAGCCGACACTGTCAAGGCACCGGAACACCGCAACATCCGCGCCATCATCTATTGGTGCGCCGGCCGCGTCGGGAAGAAGAAAGTCGAGTTCGTCACGGCCGCGGCAAAAAACTGAGACGCGCCTTCCGGCACCAGATGAGCCGGGAGGCGCTTTCCGAGGAGCAGCGTGAGTGGATCAAGGAACTGATCAAGGATGACCCGGCCGCGACATGGCTTAGGAAGGTCGATCCGCCACCACCGGCCGGAGCCGAGCCGCAGGCTTGGCACGAGTTCTACCTCAATGCCTGGCAGACGCTTCGCTTTGACCGGCAATATTTCGGGATGGGCGGTCAGACGCCGATCAGCTTCATGGCGATCGACGGGTTTGCCCGCCGCTTCGACATGACCGGCGACGCATTCGACAATCTGCTGTTCTTCCTCCAGCAGATCGATGCCGAGTGGATCGCGATGGAGAACGAGAAGGTAGTTCAGCGCAAGGATGTCACTGCGTGAGCGGTGCGAGTTTGACGGCAGTGCCTGTCGCGACGACCAGAAGCATCCCACCACTAACGAGGTTGCTGCTGTATTCACTGTAATCGAGATCGATCGCAACGACGGCATGAGCGCCGATAGAGTGAGCCTCGCGACGGAGTTCATCAAGGCATGTATGCCTTGCTTCCCTCAGCAGCCTTTGCAGGCTGCTGCTTCGGCCACCGAATACATCACGCAACGACCCGGCAATGTCTCTGAACAGATTTACGCCGATTGCGCTCTCGGCGCTAATCACCTCCACCACGTCTAATATTTCGCGATGGGGAATTGTCATCGCGGTCGTTACGATCACGCGTCTATGTTCGTTGGATTTTGTTGTCGCCTTCGTGCTGCCGCCACTGTTTGTGTCGTTCTTGCAAGCGATGCACATCCCAGAATTCTTATCAAAGTTAAGCGAGCTGACGGTGTCGCCGCATTTGGTGCACGTGGGCATAGCTAGTCCGCCTCTCAAATCACAACGATGCAGGTTCCACTTTGACCGTCCAGATATCAAGCCTGCGTGTCTCGCCTGAAGTCGACGCGAGCAAATATGTCGCCGGCACCAACCAGAAAGTTGCTGCCGACAAGAGCATGATCGATTCTGCGAACGCAGTCTCTGCGGCTCAAGCAGCGGTCGACACGCGATTGAACGTGAGCGCCGATGCATTGTCGATCTACTCAGGCCGCTATGTTGGCGGTAGCCGGGAAATCCAGCAGTTTACCCGGGACCTCGGCGGGCTGGGTCGGGCGCTGGAAACCGGCAAAATTTCGATGGAGGGCGCGGAGCAGGTCATCATCGGAATGCGCCAGAAACTCGGCCTGATGGCCGACGGTGCGGAACTGGCTGCGCAAGGCCAGCACATGCTCGCCGCAGCGGTCGAACGCGCCAACCTTCAACTTCTGAAACAGCAGAACATCCCAAAATCGGCAAATAGCAATGTTCGCCAGGCGTCGAGTTTCAACAGCTCAAACCTTGCAGCGCAGGGTTTCGATGTCGCGTCGACGGCCGCTTTCATGCCGTTCTACTCAGTAGCGTTGCAACAGGGGCCGCAAGTCGCCCAGGTTTTTAATGATATCCGGGCAAGCGGACAAGCGATTGGACCTGCTGTGGCAGGCGCATTTGCGCAGATCCTCAATCCGGTCTCGCTCTTGACGATTGGCGTTATCGGTCTCTCGGCCGCAACGATCCAATGGATCGTCCAGGGCAGGGATGGCGCCAAGTCCCTCGACGATGCGTTGAAAGGTCAGGCAGACACCGTGCGGCTGCTGAAACAGCAGTATGGCGAATTGGGCGATGCGTCGAAACGGGTAGCGCCAGCAGGTGGTTTGGCGTTCACCGAGTCACAGGCTCGCAGCCAGATTGCGGCCATGCAGGCGGCGCTGCGCGATCAGTCGGGAGACCTCAGTGAGCAGTTGCTCGGAGGCGGAATTCTGCGTGGTGGCCTGTTTGGATCGAACACGGCAGGGCTCGATACATTGCTCGGGACAAAAGGATCTCAGTTCCAGCCGGCCATCGATCGCATGATGGAATCCATCCGGAAGGGTGGAGATGGCTTCCGTTCGTTCAATGACGATCTCAACGCCATGTTCGAGACGATGCGGCGGAGCAACAAAGAGCCGGCAGCGCTTGCGGCAGAGATGGAGCGTTTGAACAATGCTGCCATCGACGCATTTGCCGTGTCAGGCCAGAACGCTCCCTTCCAGGCCGAAATCAACCGGCTGCTTCTTGGGTTAAAGGAGGGCAATGGAGACATTGAAAAGTTCGCTTCGAACGTCCGTCGTATCGGCGAGATAAATGGCCTCGGTGAAGTCGCCGATAAGATCATCCTCTCGTCGAAGAATGCGGTATCGCTCATCACCAGTTTGCGGGAAATCCTTCGATATCTGAGGGAGATCGACCGAGAAGACACTCGACCTGGTTTGCGTGATAGGCGCGATGACACGCGTTACGCCGGCCAGCGCGACGCGGAGCTTCGTCGCTTCAATGAGCAGTTCGCTGCGGAGCAGCAGTTGGCAATGGCGCGCACCTATCAGGAGCGGCTGGCGGCTATTGAGGCTCAGGTCCGGTCCCGTGCCTTTGAGGACAAGGACAGCGAAGGCGGTCTCGAAGCGCGTGTCGCTCGCGCGCGCCAGGCAGAGCTTAATCGACAGGCGATGGAAAAGCGCGAGGCGTCAGAGGCTCGCAGCAACTCCATAACCGCCGAAATCGAGCGGCAGCAGCTGGAACTCAGCATGATCGGCAAGACGACCGGCGAGATCACGAAGATGCGTTTCGAAGCGGAACGCGTACAGGAGCTTCGCGACGAGGCGCGCCGTACTGGCGGATTTGTCGATCCGAAGGAGGTCGCGGCCATCCAAGCGGCCGCTGATGCGTTGGGTAAGCAAGCCGATGCTGCCGAGCGCCTGCGCCTCATTGAAGACCTGCGGTTCGAGCGCGAGCAGCTTGCGCGCACAGAGATCGAGCGGACGATCGCTGACAAGATGCGGGGCATGGCGAACGATCCGTCGCTGGCTGCCGATATCCGGCGCACCGAGGAACTGAAAAAGCAGGTTGCGCTGTGGGAAGATATCCGCGGCAAAGGCATGGATGCGATGTCCAGCATCTTCGACCTGGCATTTGATCCGAGCGACTGGAAGCGCAGGCTGTCGGACCTGATGGCAACCGGTGCCCGTATGATCTTCGATTTCAGCGCCAAAAACCCGCTCATGAATTCGATGTATGGGACCGACCTGCCGACGCTCGACAAAACCGGCGGGCTCAAGGGGCTCATCGGCACGTTCTTCGGGATGACGCCGAACCCTGCGGCCGGCCAGAATGTCGGCGCGATGAATGTGCAGGCCGCAACCGTGATGATCAACGGCGCAACACTTGGTGCGCCGGGCATGGGGCCTCTCGGCTATCAGGGACAGGGCGGTTTGCCCGAAATGGCTGGCGGCTTCGGCGCCGCATCACGCATGTTCTCGCCGTCGAACGCCAATGACGTTCTGGGCGGTCTTCGTTATGCCAACTCTGGCGCGACCCGGAACATGTCGCTCACCGAAAGCCTCGAAACGAAGATCCGTGAAGCTGTTGGCGCGGTTTATGGCGCTGACGCATATGCAAGCGTCTATTCCGGCGGGCAGGGCGCAATTGGAACGACAAGCAGACGTGTCGGCACGACGCGCCATGACCTCGGTCATGCAGGTGATCTGCGCATTTTTGACGCGCAGAACCGGCAGATCACGGGCGACCGTCTCGCACCGCTTGGTCAATATTGGCAGGCCAAGGGGTGGGGCGGAACCGGCCTGGAAATGCGCGGCGGCGGCATTCACCTCGATGAACACGCGGGCCGGGCACGCAATTGGTGGTATGGCGCGCAGAACCCGGCTCAGGCCAGGGGAATCGAGGCTGGTCAGCAGGGCATTTTCCCGCAGCTGCAAACCACTGCCACGGCCGCATCTCAGGCACTGGATAAACTCGCAGTCAAGTCGGTCGATGCCGGCGACGGACTGGGCGGGCTCCTGAAGACCGTGTTTGGCGGCCCGGGCGGCGTGCCATCCATGCCGGCGATGGCTGGGGCGTTCCCGCCAATCCCGGCCGCTCCCGCAGGCGCTGGCGGCGGCGGTCTGCTCGATATGCTGTTCAAGACGCTGTTCGGATTCCTGCCAGGTTTTGCGGGCGGCACCGACAATTTTCCGGGTGGCTTCGCCCGGATGAACGAAGGTGGCCGTGGCGAGATCGTCAAGCTGCCGCGCGGCTCGCAGATCATCCCTCACGATGTCAGCGTGAAGGCACTCAGCGCCGCCAATGGAAGCAGCGGTTTTGCGGGCAAGACTGAGATGCATTTCCACAACGCGCCGACCGTCGAGCGCCGTGAAGAGCAAGACGATGGCGCTGGCGGCAAGCGCATTGACGTCTGGTTTTCGGAGCAGGCTGCCCAGGAAGCGACGAGGCGAGGATCGCCCTTCAACAAAGCACTGAGTGGTATGGGCGTCCGAAACCGGACGAAGGTGCGCTGATGCCGATGCCAGTCTATCCGGCCGAGCTGCCAAATCCTCTGCGCGATGGCTACTCCTATGAAATCGGCGACGGCCGCTTCCGCAGCCCGTCAGAGGGTGGTCTGCCGAATTTCCGGCGCCGGCTGTCATCCGTTCCGGACAAGGTCAGCTTCGCGACGATCCTGGACCAATGGCGCTACGGCATTTTCAAGCAGTTCTTCATGGTCGCCACGAAGCGCGGAGCGTTGCCGTTCCAGATCGCCAACCATGTCGAGGACGGATACGCGATGCGTGACGGTTCCGGCAACATTGTTCTCGACGGCGGCGGCGCTCCGGTGCTGGTCACCTCGATGACGACTGCGGTGTTCGACCAAATGCCGTCCATCCGATCGCGCGGCATCGACTGGCATGTGTCGTTTACACTGCTGGTGACGCCGGCATGAAACAGCCTCTTACTTATCGCACATTACCTGCCGACGTGGTGCCGGTCTGGCTGATCATCCTCACGCATCCAGACTTATCTGAGCCGCTCCTCATCTCGACCGACAATGGCGTGGTGCTGTCGGACGAGCCGCGCCTGCTGGGCACACGGTCGACCTTTGCCTCGTCGCCGGTGGCCACCCGCGATTTCGTCTATTGCGGCATGGAGGTCGTAATGCCCGATGAGGTTGAGGACGGTGACACGGCGGCCTCGCTGCTGATGGACGTGCTCGACAGCGAGATTGTCTCGCTGCTGACCTCAACCATCGTGCCGGCCGAGGTGAAGATGGCGCAAGTCCGGTCGGACACGCCGAATTTCCTCGAACTGACTTATTCGGGATTGCTGCTCTTAGGAGCCAATGGCGACTACGGCGCAGTCTCGCTGCAACTTTCGATGGAGCAGCTGTTCGATGAGCCGGTCCCCTACGTCCGCTTCTCGCGCGAGCGCTTTCCGGGGCTGTTCAAATGAAGGAAATGCTGACGCCGTTCTTTGGCATTCCGGACAGAGCAAGAGGTGATGGACGCGAGGGAGCCGATTGCTACGGCCTCGCACGGCTGGCGTGGCGCGAACTGCGCGGCGTCGGCCTGCCGGACTATTCCGGGCTGTATCACGATGACCGTGACGAGGCAGAGATCGCTGCATTCGTGGCAGGCGAGAAGTCGACGCGCTGGCGCAAGGTCGACCAGCCGGAATTTCTCGACCTGATCCTGTTCAGGATCGGCACGCATGACAGTCATGTCGGCCTTTACGCGGAGCCGGGCTGGATGTTGCACACGATCGAGAACGACGTCTCGAAATTCGCCCGCTTCGACCGCTTTCCGTGGCGGCGATCGCTCGCTGGGTTTTACAGGCCGATCATATGTCCGTAGTTCACCCAAACAGCTCATTTGTGCCGGTCACGTTCGCGCCCTATGCGCTCGACCCTGATCTTGGCCGGCGGCGTCTGACGGTCGGCCATGGCCACACGATCGAGCAGATTGTCGCCACCGGCTTTCCGGACCTGCCTGCCGCGCTTCGCGAGCGGCTGATTGTCAGGCTCGTCACAGCAAATGGCATTGCGGTGGTTGAGCCGCAATACTGGCGTCTCGTCAGACCAAAGGCCGGGACGCAGGTCGTGGTGATGATGGCGCCTGGAAAAGGCGCACTGCAACTGCTCGTGTCGATCGCGGCCGTGGCTGCTGCAGCCGTCTTTGCCCCATGGCTGGCAGGCGCGCTCGGCATCAAGCTCGCCACAGCCCAAGGTCTGATCGCGGCCGGCGTCAACATGGTCGGCGGCTTGTTGCTCAATGCGCTGCTCGCACAAAAGGAGAAAAAGGACCGGCCGCAATACGCAATTACGGGCTGGAAGAATGAAGCGAGGCCAGAGGAGGCTGTTCCGCTGGTGCTCGGCCGGATACGGCTGGCTCCAGCCATCGCCGCGTCGACCTATATGGAGGTGGTCGGCGACCAGATGTGGACGCGGCAGATATTCTGCCATGGCATCGGACCTCTCGCGCTGTCTGAGCACAAAGAGGGTGATGACCTCATTGTGCCCGACAAGAACTTGCAGATCGAACACCGGGCGGGCTATGCCGATGACACGGCGCTGACGCTCTATACCAACCAGGTGGTTGAAGAGCCTGTCGGCACTGAAATGCTCCGGCTTTACAAGCGGGACGATGCCGGCAAGCAGCTTGGTACACTGGACGATCCGGAGCCGGTCAAAAAGACGACGGGCCGCCGCTGCAAACGTGCCGTCATCATTTTGCGCTGGGGATCCGGCCTCGGCTATGTCACTCAATCAGGCAGCAAGAGGGCGATGGCGGTGGAGTTCAAGCTGCGCTATCGCGCAGCCGGATCACCGGCATGGGTCGACCTGCCGAACGTCACCATCTCCAGGCGCAAGTTCGCGGAGCGTTGGGATGCGATTCCGATCGATTTCCCGGCACTGAACGCCTACGAGATCGAACTGACCCGGCTGACGCGCTCGGAACTGCCAGAGAATGCTGAAGCAAGCCTGATTTCTGACTGTCAGTGGGTGGCGCTCCAGACCCACCGGCAAGAATATCCGATCAATGCCGGTGTGCCGCTGGCTCTGACTGCCATTCGGGCAAAGGGCACTCACAAGCGCAATGGAGTGCTCGATAGCTACAACTGCGTCGCCGAGCGGGTGACGACAGGGTTTGGCGTTGGCTGGCCGGTCAACAAGGCGAGCAACCCGGCGACCTCGGCTCTGGCCGTGCTTCGTCAATCCGGCGTGCTGGTCACGCCGCGCGCGACAGATACGATCGACTGGACCTTCTTTGACGGCTGGCGGGCGTTCTGCGATCTCAAGAGCCTCAAGTTCGACATGGTGTCTTATGGAGCCAATCTCGAAGAGCTGCTGAAGATCGTCGGGGCAGCGGGACGTGCGTCAATCTTCTTCGACGGCGCGCTCTGGACCGGCATCATCGATCGGCCGCGTGCCGCGCCGGTCGACCTGATCACACCGCACAATTCTGAGACGATGACGTTCGAGACTGCGTATTTCAAAATGCCGGACGCGTTTCGGGTCAAGTTTCTGGATGCCACGAACGATTTCGAGGAGACCGAGCGCGTCGTGCGCCGGCCTGGGTTTATCGGTGCGATCGTCACCACCGAGACGATCGAAATGCCAGGCAAAACCGACCCCGACGAGATCTATCGCGAAGCGACGCGCAGGTTCTACGAACTGCAATATCGCAACACGATCTACCGGACCCGGATGGATGATATCCTCCGCTCCGGTTCACGCGGCGACCTGGTCCATGCCTCGGTCGACATGCTGCGCCGGGCCATCGCATCTGGCGAGGTGGTCGCTGTCCGTGACCGGCAGGTCGAGATCACCGAATTCATTGAATACAAGCCGGGCGTCCAATACGCGGCGCGCTGGCGCAAACCGCCTGCCGGCGACGGCAGCGATCAGGGCCATGTGGTCGCGCCGATCCGCACATGGGGCGCCGAGACCAAGACCTTCATCGTCGACGGCGACGGCGGCTTGCCGGTTGCGGGTGACATCGTGGTGATCGGCGAAATGGGATCGGACTCCATCCCACTCATCATTACCGGCATCCGCCGGTCGAAGGACGGCGTGTCGGAGCTGTCGTTCCTGCCCGCAGCAGAGGTCATCGATACACTGACGGACGCGGCTGTCATTCCGCCATGGGACCCAAAGGTTGGCGAGATTATCGAACTGTCGGGCGTCGCGCCACTCAAGCCGGTCATCACCAGTGTCACATATGACACGACCACTGGACTGACCACGGTCGCGGTGGCTGCGAATTCTGGTGATGTCCTGCCGATCGCGAATTTCGAACTTGGCCACCGGCTGGCCGGTGCAGGCTCCTACACAGTGCCAGCTCCGGCACCGGCAGGAACACCCCAATTCACGCTGGCCGGTTACGTGATCGGCGCGAATACGCAGATGCGCGTGCGTGCCACGTCCGCCTATGGCGCGACTGGATTATGGAGCGACGCAATCAATATCACGATCACTGCCACCCCTCCACCACTGGCACTGCCAGAAGAAGCGATCCAGATCATCGGGAAAAACGGTCAGGCAGAAATCACCTTCGCGACCGGTGCAGACCCGAATGTCATCGAAGTCGCGATCTACCGGGATGGTGTCGTGCTGCCCGCGCGCATCCCTGTTTCGCCGAGCGGAACATTTGGGCGTATCGACGGCGACTCGACCCGTGCGAATTTGGCGAGCAATGCCGGCTTCGGCAGCGACATTGTGTGGGTCAAAGGCCCCGGCTGGACTATTGCGTCCGGCACCGGCACCAAAGCGGCCGGCACGGCGAGCGATATCCGCCAGCCGATAGGCATGGCCGCCGGCCGCACCTATCGCGGCTGTGTGACGGTTTCGGGACGGACGGCTGGCACGCTGACGCCCCGGCTGACAGGCGGAGCGACGGTCAATGCGCCAGCGATCTCGGCCAATGGCCGGGTGCTGTTCGGCATTGTCGCTGGAACATCGCCGGCCAATATCGGCTTCCAGGCCAATGCTGCGTTCGATGGCTCGATCGACGATGTGATCGTCTACGAGGAAACGGCCGGCTGCCTCGCGCAGGGCAGCCATACTTATCAACTCGAACCGTATAATTCTGAAGGTGTCGCGGGGCCGATGTCTGCCGTCCGCACCGTGACCGTGGTCTGATGAAAGAGTTTCACAATGGCTGACATTCCAGGCATTCGCGCGATGGATGCGGCCTTGCTGCCATCCTTCGATAATGTTTTCGTGGGCGCTTACGCTGGCGGCAACAAGATCGGCCCGAACCCGATTGGCATCGCGGCCTTTGTCGAGCGGCTGTCGGCAACGGGTGCGCTGGGCACCGGTAATGTGACCGGCCCTGTCTCAGCCTCGACCGACCGCATCGTCACCTTTGCGTCGGCGACTGGCAAGGTGGTCAAGGATAGCGGCATCATGATCTCGGCGATTGCGATGCTGAACTCGCCAGCCTTCGCAGGGACGCCGACCGCGCCGACCGCTGCTGGCAGCACAAACAACACGCAAATAGCCACCACAGCATTCGTGCAGGCCGCTGCTAGCGGACGCGTCGCAAAGGCCGGCGACACGATGAATGGGACGCTGAGTATATCAGTCAGCGCCTGGCCAACTTTCAGGCTCAACCGCGCCACGGACGGTAATGGAGCGCAAATTGAAATCCAGAAAAATGGGCTCGCAGACTGGACACTACGCGGAGACGACAATTCATTTTTCATCGGCAGATTTGTCGGCGGCGTCTACCAGAATGCGCCAATCCATGTCCTCCGGGACACTGGTGCTGTGAGGATCGGAACGACAGACGTAATCTCTACGCTCAATGGCAGCTTCTATCTTCCAGGTGGAAGTATTACGCTCGCGGCCGGCAATATCTCACTTACCGGAAGTGTAACAACCTCTTCCGGCGTCGATCATGGATATGCGCTTTTGCGTGGTGGCGGCGGCCCGCTTAACTCCGGCTATCTCGAATTTCATCAGGGTGGCATCAGAGCTGGTTACATAGGTTATGCAAATGAAAACACTGTCTTTCTGACAGCTGACGGTGGCCGCGGTTGGCACATTACAGGTCCCGCGAGTTTCGTTCATTCTGCGTTCGCGCCGACGGCCGCGCAGACGGCCGATAATACTCAGCTTGCGACGACGGCCTTTGCCACTCTCAAGACCCGGCGGCTGACGAATTTCGCGGTCGACGTGCTGACGCTAGGTGCTGCCGGCAACGCAGCGACCGATGACTATGCAGTCTTCGCCTCTGCCATCGCCGCAAGCGGCCGCGTCGTTGTGCCGGGTGGGCGCAATTATTACCTGTCGGCCAATCCCGCGCCTGCTGGCGGCACCAAAACGATCCATTGGGACATCGACCCGACTTCGACTTTCAGCGGGCCGGGCACCGATGGTTTCAGTGATTTTCTGTATACGCGGACCAATTGGGCCCACAAGGCGATTGGGCCTTACTATTTTGCATATCGTCCGGACCACAATACGCCTGTTCCTGGCGGCTTCTCGTATTTCACGGTTGAGCTCGAAGCACATCCCGGAAACGTGGCGCGGCAGACCGCAACTGCCTATTTTGGAGCTGCTGGCAGCAGCCCTCACGCATCAGCAAATGTCTGGTCGATGAATACGCTCATTGCGGCGGAAGGCGCGGCGGCAGGCATTTATCAAGGCTATGAACTGGATGTAAACTCCAGCGCACCCAATGCCTGGACATTCGGTCTGTCAGTGACTGGCGCTGGCACACATGACACGCATGCTGCAATCTCTGTGTCACGCGCTACAAACAAGTGGATCGAAGGGCTCGTCACCTTCAACACACTTAATGGCTATACTTACAATCCGATTGCCGGTGGTACGGCAATCCTCGTCAAATCGTTGACTGGCAGTCCGACGACAAGCAGCGCCACTGTTCTGTCAGCGCGGCAGCAGGCCAACAACACAACAATGCTGTTCCTCCAGCGCGAGACAGACAGCAGCCCGGCCGGTAATTTCTACACGTGCGTCAATGCAGCCAACACGTCGCTGCTCGCAATATTGGACGTCTATGGCAATCACACGATTTCAGGATTCTCGACGGCAGCCGGATTGATCGCTGGTACTGGCAACATCGAAATAGTTGGTCCGGCTAGTAGTGCCCGGATTATTCGTTTCAAGACAGGTTCTGTAATTCGCTGGACGGCAGGAGCCAACGTCGAGGCCGAGTCCGGAGCGGACACGGGATCTGATTTCGTGATCAACCGCTATGATGATGGCGGGGCGTTTCTTGGAAATTCTTTCCGGATCGACCGGGCTACAGGCGACATCTTTCTTGAGCGGGACTTGGCCGTCGCAAGAAATGCGTCTTTCAACGGTCTCATCGATGTCGCCGCTGCGGGTGGCTATTACGTGGGCGGGCAGAAAATCGTTGGAGCCCGCAAGACCGGTTGGGCGACAGCCTCAGGCACAGCGACACGCGCAACATTTGCAACCGGCACCGTTACGCTGCCCCAGCTCGCAGAGCGCGTGAAAGCGCTGATTGATGATCTCCACTCAACGGCCGGTCACGGCCTTATCACTGCTTAGAAAGGAACCAGTATGAAGATCGATTTTTCACAACTGCTGTTGGACATGGACGGCAATCCGCTGAAAATGCAGGGCGGAGATACAAAGTCTGGGACGACGGCCGTGACGCTCGGATTTGTCTGCGTCACGGCTCTGCGCAATCTGCACCCGGCCGATGAACAGGATCAGACGGCCGGGATCGAAAAACAGCACGATCGCTGGGTGCTCTACAACCGCATCCACCACACGCCAGTCAATCTTGAGGTCAAGTCAGACCAGATCACGCTGATCAAAAAACGGTTGCCGTTGTTCTGGGGACCTGACGTCTGCGGCCCTGCCTCGATTTTGCTTGAGGGCGGCAAGCTTCCAGATTTTAAGGCCAAGGCAGGTGCAGAATGAAGACGCCTGACGAAGCTGAAACGGCTCTCGTGCCAGAGACCGGTTCGCCGCGGCCCAGTTTGGCTGAAATCGCAGCTGCGATCCCAAAACCGATTATTGTCGAGCGGCTGGAGACAGTGGCTCCCGGCACCGACTACATGTTCACCGTACGGCTGCACAGGTTCTTCTGCCCGGCCTGCCGCCGGTCGCATCAGATCCATGTGACGGACGGCGCGCCAGACAAAGCGGGCGCTGGCGTCTACTTTTCCGGCGGTCTCGACCGGCCAACCTATCGCGGCCAGCAGACCGTCCAGTTCAGCGCCGGTGAACCACCAATACAGAAAGTATGC